ATCTACACCTCTCTATTCGTCGGCAGCGTCAGATGTGTATAAGAGACAGAAATAATATGTATATTTGCATATCACAAGTGATGTCGCTTGTTACCCATTGAAGGACGAAAAGACATGATAAAGATAGGAGACGTATGCCCGTTGTTCTTTAATCCTATAAAGGACAAGTTTGGGATTGAAATAGATTATATACAGAAATTTTATGTAAGTGATAATATTCACTTGCAAATATTTGCTGGCGCAAGCGATGATGTAGCTGTGCGTCTTCTTAACCTTATTACCGGCGTCTTTTTAGATGTGAGCCTCTATACTTATAATCAGAATTCCGATACTATAATGTATTACGCTTCTTTGACGGATCTACCGGACGGAGAGTATCGGGTTATGGTGGCAGACTTTATATCTGAGCCCTTTTGTGTTTCATCTTCTTTGGATTTGGTTGAAAGAACTTCTCTTATAAGATATACCCATAAAGATAATAACTCTCCCTTTGATAACATCTTTTGGATTGACAATAAACAGGTTGTTTTTGAGTGGCGGGTAGAATCAGGTTTTAAGCCTAGTGGTTATACCCCCAAGCTTGAGAATGAACAATATAGAAATCAGATGCAGGAGATTGTAAATCTATATTCTATCCCTTATGATTCATACAGCTTGATAGTTGGAGACTCAAACGGAGTACCTTATTGGTACGCCCGGCACTTGAACCGTATACTGTGTCTGTCTTCGTTCAAGATAGAGGATATTGGTTATGTTCGTTCGGAAAGTTCTGTTCCCGAAATGTCTCAGGTCATGGAAGATAGCCAGTTGTTTCATGTTTCAGTGATATTGGAACCTCAAGAGAATGATATTGCGGGAGTAGGAGGGATACCGGAAACCGGATCTTCCAGTTCTGTTGTGGGATTTGTAATCAACAATCCTAAAGATGGAGAAATGTTGCAATATAGCGAAAATGAAGATGCATTTGTTAATGTTGACTATGTTGGAGTATGATGAAGAAAAGAATTAGCAAAATATTGTGGTATGGGAGTGATGTAAATCCTGATGGGAGTCCTGTTGTGCCTGATGTTTCTCCAAGCCTGGAAAAAAACTTGGAAGGACTTAACGAAGGGGAGATCTACATTCACAATGAAGATAGTAATCCTTTTATCTTTATCAGAACAAATAAGGACCGGGTTGTTGCAATTGGAGGAACAAATTTAGAAGAACTATTTAAACTGTTTCTTCGTAAAGACAAAATAGATTCCACTGATTACCTATTGAGGTTATTAGGAGGTTTGGAGGTTGGCGAAGCCATAGACTCACTTATCGCGGGCAAGGGCATAATCGCGGATGATAAAGGGAGGATACAGGCTGACCGCATGGAGTTGCGGTCATCGCTGACCGTTTTGCGTCTTATCATCAACGAAATTCAGGCAATGTCCGGTGACTTCTCTTTCTCTGATTGTGGTACCATTGAAAAGGTTGAGTTGTTGGATGATGGTACTTACCGGCTTACTATGGAGAAGCGCACAGATACGGATTGGACTACATTAGAGGAAAACGACGTATTATGTTCAATCGTGAACTCGCTGTTGATCGGAGGTACCGACTACTATACTTCTTGGTTCAGACCAGTATCGAAAAACCGCAATGATAACACTTTGACTGTAGTCCTTTATCCCGACAGCGAAGTACCGGGCGGCAAGAACTACCCACCGGTTGAAGGGTATAATGTGACTCGTAAAGGTAATGCGAAAGTTCCGGATGCTGGTGAAGCTCCGAACGAGCGTGCTCAAAGCTGGCTGCTCTCATCCCGTGAAGGTAGGATCATGTTTTTGCAGAATGTGTTTAAGCCCATTCTCGAAGATTACAACTATGCGTTGACTCTTGGACGCTTCCCCAACGTAAAGATGATAGAGAGGCTTCCTATCGGCTCTACTGACGTCGGTGTAATGTCGAAGATAGGTGTTTTTGAGAAAATCTATGAAGCTGATTGGAATGGAACGATTATCCCTAAAAAGGTGGATCGTGGTGAATGGTCTTTGACTACAGCACAAGGTGATGAACCTTACCGATTTGTAGACTATGAAACCCAATTGGAGAATCAGAAGGTAATAACTACACTGGAACAGCATACCGTCTATCATTATGGCTGCAAATGGGGATGCCTGATCGATAAAACGATTGATGAACCTAAATGGAACTCCGCCGGTTGGGTATTGCTTGAAGGGGATAAGAACTACTACTTAGATTTTATTGCTCCAGGTGCTGCAAAACGCGGTCAAGTAAATATGGATATAACCGCATGGATTAAATACGCCAATCGTGACATAACTAATGTGTTACTGGCTACTACAGGTGTGTCGATAGAGTGGCTTCGTGATACCGGTAATATTCCGGCTGATAATAGCTGGAAGCCTGTCTATGTGGACGGTCAAAAGAATGTGATACACATTGATAACACTGATGAGCATGGAGTCGGTATAGGTTTTGGCTATGATTATCAGAGAGTAAAATTTATCTGCCGGGTATTTATTCCGGTAGGTGAGAAGATTGAGACAGTAGAAAATTATGTTGGATTTAGAATATAAAAAAAGATGGCTATACAAACCCAACCCAAAGACGTACAGGTACATATTGATCCTTATTCTTTCTTGGCAGAGATACAGGTTCTATCCGGTAATCCTGTGCAGAACTATAACAAGGATACGAACGACTATGAGCCGGATCGCTCGCTTATTCCCTGTGTGTTGATGCCTTACATATCCGTTCAGGACCCGGAAGGTTTGATGAACGGCAGTCAGGCAATTACTGGTGCCGAATGGTATGAAGGCGCTCCAAAATCAGATGGCAGTAATCGTATCGTAAATAACGATGATTATGTCGTGTCCGCAACAGGTAAACCTACTTATTCTTTGACGGTAAAGAAGAATGTGGATTATAACAATCCGATAGAGTTGCATTGTATCTTTTCTATCACGGACAAGCGAAAGAATACCCATGAGAAGTTTGAGCGTAGTATTGTGCTTCGTACGAGTATCTTTGACTCAAACAATTACTCTTTGAAGATCAACCGTCCCAAAGGATGGACTATTAATCCTCTTGAGGTGGTGCCAAACAGTAAGGGCGAATGGCTGTATGATATAACCGCACAAATATACTCCGGTGAGGATATCGTGGCTGATGCCAATGCCGCTTTCTGGTGGCAGATACTTGACGGCACAACATGGCGTGACTTTACCGATGATGAATTAGAGGTCTTTGTCTCCGGTAAGAATGCAGATGGCACCTGGAGTAAAACACTGACGCTCGATGCCCGATTCTTCAGGAATATTTCTGTCCGTGTTCGTGGAGCTTATTATACTGGTACGCGCCCATCTTCTCCAACGTCAGACGAGATGCAGGCGACGACTTCCATCAAAGTGGAGATGCCGGGGACATTACGTGCCGACATTCGGCAGACGAAAGGTATCAAGATCAACTCTCGCATGAATACCACTGTAGGTTACGAGTGCATATTGTCTTACAACAAGCGGCTGATTGACAGCAGCAAGGACAGCCTGTTCGTGATTGACTGGTACGCGAAATCCGCCAAGGCCGGCAGTACGGCAAAAAATGTCGGTCGCGGCAGGACGGTGGAGTTCGCGCCTTCCGCTTATTCGTTCGATCCCTTATATCCCATATCGGTATATGCTTCAGTGAGGATGTACGCGGTAACGGCATTGGTGACTACGAGCGACAATAAAGCCCTCACCACGGGTGACAGCAAACTGATTATAACACCTAAATATGAATAGCTTATGAATTATCTGTTAGTGAAACCTGAAGAATTGTCCGGGCAGGGTTACGATTACAAGTATGCGGAACGTATTCCGGACGGCCGTGTAATCCTGCCGCTCAGTGCTTTGAAGGTGCTTTCCAATTTCAGCCCTGAAATCCTTTCGGATGACAAGTTGAAAGCACTGATTAAAGAGCAAAAGGAAAGCGGCCTTTATGATCCTCCCCAAGAAGATGAGGGCAACAATAGTGAAGAACCGATAACTGGTGGAAGCAGTAGTGATAGTGAATCTCCGGAAGAAGATATCACTACTGAAGAATCGACCGAAAACCCAGTTGAACAGAAAGGGGGTGAGGTATGAATCTTGAAGGAAGTTTTACCCTTATTGCCTTGATGGATGGTACTACCATCAACGGAACACTTCGTGTAGAAGGCACTCCGCTTGTACAAAGGTATAATAAAGGCACGGCTGTTTTCATTCCCGATTTTGAGACGTTGGCCGAGAATAACCGTCCGACTGTCGTTGTGATCCTGCGTGATATCTCTGATGGCAGCGTTCTTGTGCCCAATACGATTGAATTCCGCTACAATGACTTGTTACTGACATTTGACAGCAACGGTTTGTCAACGAATGCCGGTATGGTTGGGTATTTCAAAAAGGTGGATGCTTACAGCACAACAATCGGTGGTGACACTTATAAAGTGCCTGCTCTGCGTGTTATGAAGAATCTTGTGCCCATCTCCGGGTATGATAATGACCGGATCACTGTCTCAGGTACCGTTGAGATTGGCGGCTCTTCGATTGCCTTCAATGCGCTGTCGAAGGAAGTTGTTATTCAAGAATCTACCGGTAATCAGTATGATGTGCTGATATCTAACAATAAAGGTTCCCAACTTCTTTTGGACGGCGAATCCCTTACTGAAACAGCCCGTATTTTCAAAGATGGGGTTGAAATAACCGATTATACAGGGTTTACATTTCAGTGGGTGAAAATGCTTGGAGCCGGTGATACCAATTGGGGCACATCTCGCACACAGGCAGTCTCTACCAGTGATGTAGACAACGTATTGAAGCTACGTTGTGATGTGAAGAAAGACGGCTCACTAGTCGCCTCCGGGTATGATGAAGTGACTGACTTTTCCGACCCATACTATACGGTCATCAAGATTACCGGTATTAGCGGTAATACAGTAAAGAAGGGTGAAACGGCAACGGTCACTCCTGTTGCCGCAAAACGTAGCACGGGAGAGGAAGTTCCTTCGCTGATTAAGAGTTGGACATTCTCTCTGAAAGATAATGCCGGTGCCGCATTTATTTTGACGGGAAAGGATTCCGCGACGTTTACGGGTGTTAACGCAACAGTGACTTATGAAGATATGGTTCGTGCTAAGATGGGTTTATCAGGCTCTATTAGCGGGGTTGCATAAATTGTATGATATGATACTGACAGGAACATTCTACTTAATAGCCGAAACGGAACGCCTTTGGATTGGTGTCAATCCAGAGACAGTATCTTTGGATGCTCATAACGTACAGGCTGCACCGTTACAGGTCCGGTTTTGGGCCGGTGAAGGGAGTAATAAGGTGGCTATGTCTGCCTATCTCACGTTCAGGGTTGAAAGCGTTGTAGGGAGCAGTGTAACGAAGTTGTTTGAGGACAAACCTGTTTCAAAGGTCAGTTCTTATGACTACACTATTCCTTCAGATCAGTATGCTACCGCTAACCGTATCAGTATCTATGCTTATGAGGATGCTGCACGGACGAAAGAGATTGATAGCAAGCAGGTGAACATTGTTGCCGCCAATCCTACGCCTTTTCCACGTTCGGATGATTGGAACGTGGAAAATGTGTATAAGAACGGAGAGTATCTGAAGGAAGACAATGTGTTGTACATGTGGACCAGCCGCGTTTCTGGAAATACGGAGATCAGCCCGAAAGAGTGGATTGAAGCCCATCCGGAAAGTGGACTATGGACGCCTTATCCTTACGACAAGTTAATTGCGGCCGAGATTGCTCTCCTTAATTTCGCTTTGATAGGCTCGGCTGTATTCCAGGATGAATATATGATATCGCAGCAGGGTGTTGATGCATCAGGCAATCCTACCAATGATTTCCGAAAGTTTGGCACGGAAGAATTCACTCCCAATCTTCTTCTGGATTTTGCTACGGGTTTGTTTGAAGGTAATACCGTCAAGGTGAATGGAGGTATTTTTAAGAATATACAATCTCCGAATGGTTCTTTTAAGATCGATGAAGATGGCAATGTCGAGATTATAGGTAAGCTTTTGACTTCTATCAATGGTACCCGTATAGAAATTGATCCTAATAGTAAAAGTATAAAGATGTACAACCAGGATGATAATGAGGTTGGAAATATCTCATTTGTCACAGAAGTTTGGAATGGAAAAATAAATTACCTACCGAGGATAAAGCTAAACAGATATTTAGACGATGAATTAATAAGCTCATCATCAATATCTGATAGCTCTATTAGTTTGATGTCGCAAGCAACAAGAGGGTCTGATAATATGTGGGAATGCCTCATAAATCCTATTAATGGAATTTTTTTCTCAAAAAATGGAGTGACAACCAAACATTATGGGGTGGAATAAAAAAATAACAGAAAGAGAATAAAACAAAATGTTTAACCGGGATGAATCTGTAGTAAAACAATCGTCCCTTAAAAATGACAGATTATGGAGAAAATATATCTAAATGACGAAAGTGTAGTAAACGAACTGATAACCAATATCCCGGCGGCTACAACTGAGAAGAATGGATTAAAACCCGCCAATGAGGTTAGGATGGAAAGAAGGATGCAAACCACAGTTTCAAGAGTTGTTTATGAACTGAACAGAGATGATGTTATATGTTCTACATCCTTATTAATATCTTTATCAACTTTCGGTGGTGGTCCAATGACGCTTTTCTATATGTCAATCAACAGAAACTTGGGTGTTTATGCTGCACCAACAATAACTCTTAGTCGTATTGGCGGAGCTAGTACTCCGACCTCTCCACGATTTAAGCTGTGGACTAATAATGATACTGGGGCTTTTAAAATTATCTTAGAACGCATCCAATCTACACCGGCTATATACGTGAAAATACTGAACTCGCTTTGGGTTTCTTCGGATAGTATACCTTTATCAGTTGCCAATCAGGATGAAGTTGATGCGGCAACATATATTGATGTAACAGCGGTCTAATGGTAGGAATGAGCAGGCAAATTACTTCGCCTGCTCATTCCATTCTATCTTTACCTTGTATCTATTACCCTGCGGTTCAATAAACAACATCTTAGAGTGTTCTTTTAACAAGTTAATCACTTTCATGTCGATATCTTCAAGGTATATCTCGCTCTTAGTCGTATCCATTCAATCCTTCTTTCTTAACCCGGTTTATAGCGTTAGCCTTATCTGTATATTTTCTTTTTATTGTGATTTTCTCAAAATGGCCGGAAATATAGAAATACTTAAAATATTTCTTGTCTATATTACTTAGATTCTTCCTGCGAATGGCATAGCTCAAAGTGTGTTTCATCAGCCCCAGATACGAATTCATGCCATCCGTACATTTTCTCACCTTCTCAAAATCATTTATTTCCGTATGGTTCAGTCTGTACGTTAAGTTCCGGAAATTAGCCACCGTTCTATTGGAAATGTATATCCGATCTCTTTTTACCACTGCGCCTGTAAATTTGACGCCCTTTGAGTAATGTTGGAGATACACTTTGTTTGGATGTAAAGTAAGCCTACATTCAGCTTCCAGGTATTTTCGTATAGGAGAAATAGCAGCAATGAGCTTGTCTTTATTTTCATCCACTATATAGAAATCATCCACGTATCTTCCGTGAAATACAAAACCTAACGTATCTTCCAGATAATGATCGAATGGGTCCAGATAAAAGTTAGCGTAAAGCTGTGATGTAAGATTTCCTATAGCTAAACCAAGGTCCTTATCTTGCAAAAACAGGCTTTTCCCTGGAGGAAGAAAACGCCATTTTGCCTCCGGAGATTTACGTATGCAGTTTTCTTCCGGATTATGAAGGATGGTAATGGATGACAGATAACGCAGGTCTTCTTTATCCGGACCGTTATAGTTTTTACGTATAAACTCATCCATACGCTTGTTTAGTAGCTTTTTTGATATGGACATGAAGAAGCTTTTAATATCCATTTTCAATATATAGCAATCCTTTGTATAACCATCGCTGCACATCCGTATATCCTCATGCAGCCTTTTCACACCATACAAAGTTCCTTTTCCTTTACGGCAATTAAAAGTGCGATTTGTAAACTGTGCTTCAAGCAAGGGTTCTATGCGCAATGCGATATAATGGTGTATAATTCGATCTCTAAAGTCAGCAGCGAACACCTCCCGATAGACGGGATGATCAACGATAAACGCGATAGAACGAGACGGCTTATATGTGCGGCTATTGATTTCATTGCACAGATCGACAAGACCTTCTTCATAGCCCACTTCAAAGCTAAGGGAATTAATAGAGTCACGTTTGTCTTTACGACAATCGTAATAAGCTTCAAATAATCCTTCTAGTTCTACCACTTTTCTTTTTTCTTTTAAATAATGCTGTAACCGGCCTAACCCGATTCTTGTTCGTCGTCTTAGTATTGTTCCAGCGATTGCCGTTACTGAAATTCAGATTCCACGCGTTCGTAGCCGAGTTCTCGGTAGAGCTCCAGTAGGTAACTCTTGACAACTGCGTAGCTCCGCTGATTTTTTTCAATGCAGCATTTATGGCGTCATACTTTTCGTAGATCATCCCTAACTCTCCTAATGATGGTAACCACCACGAACCGGCAGTCACGCCTCCATTGCTATACGCTGCGCAATATCCCGGTGCATACCCTTCTCCATCTCCAGCGAATGCAGCTGAAGCGACAATCTTGCTAGTATTGCTTTGGCCCGCATAATCAACGTCTGCTGTTGTCTTCACCGTTGTTGTTACTGCTCCACCGGAACCGGCAACGGAGCTCCAATAAAGTGAAGATTCGTGAGGTGCAATCAGCAAGCGTCTGCCTCCTGACATGATTGCCACACCTACAGCGTCGGTTCTTGATGTAGTCCACTGTTCCCAAGGTACAAGAATCTTATTTTTATTGCTGTCTAAATAAACAATCCAAACTTCGCCTTTGGTAGCGGTGACTGAAGGCGCTACAACGCTTCCCAAACTAGCCTTACTGATCAATACAGGATTGCCGCTCGCATCCACTCCGCAAAGATAAGCAATATCATTTACTTTATCTAAGTCATTCATTAGTATTTTTTCCATATCTTTGTACTTTTAAGGGACGATAAAAGGATAACAAAAAACATAGGTATCTTTACACGCAAAAATGGTTTACGCATACATCAGAGTTAGCACGTCTAAACAGGACGTAGAAAATCAAAGATTTGAAATCGATAGATTTGCCAAAGAAAAAGGTTTAAAGGTTAACACTTGGGTTTCGGAAGTGATTTCGGGAACGGTTTCTACTAAAAATCGTAAACTTGGTTCTCTTCTCAAAAAGATGAAAAGTGGAGATATTCTTATATTGACAGAGGTAAGCCGTCTTGGAAGAAGCCTGCTAGAGGTCCTTACCGTACTAAACCAGTGTGTTCAAAAGAAATATAACCTATATACTGTGAAAGAGAGATACGAACTGGACAATAGTATTTCTTCTCAGATGCTTGCATTTGCGTTTGGATTAATGGCCGAAGTTGAACGTAATCTTATATCTATGAGGACAAAAGAAGCATTGGCACGTAGAAAAGCGGCTGGACAGCGCCTTGGAAGGAAGAAAGGTGGAAAGAATGTGAGATATAAGCTTGATGATAAAGAAAAATTGATTCGTTCTATGTTAAGCCAAGGATGTAGTAAAGCGTCTATATGCAGAAAGTTGAAATGTAATGCTAAGACTTTGGATAATCAATTGAAAAGAATGAAGGAAAAGGTTGAAATATAAAAAATAATTCTTATCTTTGGAGCGTAGATTATGCCCATTAACAGCCCGTACTAGGTGTTGTTGATGGGCTTTTTTGTGCCCTTCCGTAAAAAATCCCGTCTGACTCTCACGAGCCGGACGAGATTGTGAGCGAGATAGTGTCCTAACTATCCTATTGCAAAGATAAGATTAATTTTATAAAATTAAAAGTAATGGATACGGAAGTTGTAAATGCGGCTCTTCAGACGGGAAGGGGTATTAGTGAGTTTGGAATGATGGCTATCACGGCAGGCTTTTTTCTTGTATTATCCGCTTTAATGTGGATTGCTTGCTTTCGGTGGTTTATGAGTATTATTAACGGTATATTATCAGCCCAGGGAGCAAATTGGCAGGAATTAAAAAGGCAAATGATTGAAAATAACCACATAATGACACGTATAGCCGAAGGATTACAACCGGAAACACAGTTAAGAGTTAAAACTCTATCTAATCTTCTTTTTGATCTTTCGGTAGAAAAGGTGTGTCGTATTATAAAGAAGATAAGAGAAGAGAATCATATAGTAGATAAGGAGAATACCATTAAGAAGATACGGACTTTGCTAACGAACATACACGAAGATCGTAATAGTAAACTTGATTGCTTTACCTATCATGGCAATAAATTGTCTGATTATACAGATAGGAAATGGATTGATCAGGTGGCAAAGGTGGTAGAGGCTGAAATATACAATGTAGAAGGTCCTAACAATGGGCGTGCCTATACAAACATTGAATCAGTTTATGCTAATATTAGATTAGAATTTTATCACAATTTAAACGAAAGATAATATGGCAAATGTTGAAAAACTGGCACCTCTTATCCTAAAGTGGGAGGGAGGTTTCGTAAATGATCCCGATGACTTGGGAGGTGCGACTAATCGAGGTGTAACTCTTGCAACCTATATGCAGTATTGCCGGAAAAAAGGTTATCCGGTACCAACTGTTGAGAGATTGAAAAAATTGTCGGACCGGGAATGGACCGAGATATTAAAGACAATGTATTGGGATAGATGGAAGGCTGACCAGATAGAAAGTCAGTCTGTTGCTAATATTCTGGTAGATTGGGTTTGGGCTTCGGGAAACTACGGCATAAAGATACCGCAACAGCTTCTTAACGTTAAGGTGGACGGCATTGTTGGTCCTAAAACCCTTGAAGCTGTTAACTCACGTAATCCTCGCGAATTATTCGATATGATTAAGATTGCACGGTTTGACTTCATCGAGGAAATTTGTCGAAAGCGCCCGGCTAACAACAAGTTCAAGAGAGGCTGGTTAAATCGAATCAATGATTTCATCTTTGAGCTATAATATAACGGCAATGTACTATCACAGCGGAAGGCCGTTCAAAAGAGTTTATATGAACCTTATAGTAACACCAATAAAAAGAAAATGTTCATGAATAATCTAAAAGAAATGGTTAGGCTATCAATAATAGGTTTTATAGCCTTGGTTGTGATGGGAATTGTGATGTCGCTTTATTCCTGTGGGAGTCATAAATCTACCACAAGCCAGGAAACATCCATTCTAAGAAAAGATAGTACCGGAATGGCTGTTGATTTTGGATTTACCAATAAGCAGGATATATCCAACTTCTTGCATTCTACTATGAATCGGAAAATAAACTGGAAGTTGTATGATACCAGTAAACCGGTTAATCCAGATACAGGTAAATATCCGTTGCTGGCCGAAGGTAATACCGAAGAAAACAATAAGATCGAGCAAGAAACTAATGTTATATCCGCAGACAGTTTTTCTTTGCAATCCGATAGCTCATCATCTTCCTGGAGTCAGGAAAACGATAGGCAGGAACAGGAGAAGCAGAAAGACGAAACAACAGTGCCAAAACAGATTTCCGGTGTAATATGGGCATCTTGTACATTATTGCTATTGATGATTGCAGCATGGATAATCTATAAAACAAGGAAAGGAGGTTAATATGATTTAACTCATTGATTATTAGAGATGAGTAGAAGCATCTCGCAGTACATTAACAAATACTCTCTTTTAGAGGGCTTAGAGATAAAAGAAAGCCCGTCCCTTGCCACGTCTGGTAAACCACAAGGGACAACAGTCACAATCCAATGCTGTTTTGGGCTTTCAGTCCTCACTAAACAAGCGGGTTGTGACTATTGTTTTTAATAACTTTATGTTTTATAACAGATATGAAAACAAAAGATTTATACCAGACGATAAATGCCATGGTGCGTAAACACACAGGCATTGAAATGCCATCATTGATTTTTAGCAATAAAGAAGAGTGTGTAGATGCTCGATATATCCTCGTTTATTTTCTTGCCCAGTTTCTTACCGATGATGAAATATCGAGGCATACCAACCTTAAAAGACAGTCAATAAATCATATACGCAATAATTTTGAGTGTAAATTACAGAAATGGAGTGTAAAAAACTGTACGAGTGAAATTAGCAAAGAACTCGCAGAGAACTCGCAGATAAGCAATATGTTAGCATAGCCATTATAAGGTTATTTGTATCGCAATGCTATTGCATTGTCTTGTAACATACAAATAACATATTTTTATGGAAGCTGAAGTAAAAGAAGTAATCAAGGAGAAGGAGTATGTACACGGAGATCGTGACTACTACGATTATGACCGCGACCGTTTTGCATCGAAAGGTGTAGCCGGGGCTGGATTAGGTCTAGGCATAGCCGGCACAGCGCTCGGTTTGTGGGCATTGTCTCGTAGAGGTGGTTTCGGTTTTGGTGGCGGTATGCCCGAAAACGTGAACATCAACACTGTAAGCGATGCAATTGCGGGCCGTTCTGCTGCTGCTCCCACTGCTTTTCAGGCATGGGAAAAAGGTTGTTCTGAAGCTCTTGCATTGACTAATGCAATGTGGGGTCTGAAAGTGAACACTCAGGAACAGATGTACGCTCATCGTGATGTTGACATCAACGAGAAATTCCAATTATGGAAATCTCAAGTAGATGCTGACTTTGGTCTGTACAAGTCTCAGATAGACGGTGACTTCGGTCTGTACAAATCACAACGTGATCTTTACGACGTACTGAACGAGCGTTATAGCGCCAAGTTCTGTGACCTTGACAAGAAGGTTGCCGTTCTGGAAGCCACTCGCCCGTATCAAGATCGTTTGATCCAGTGCGAAATCGACAGAGCATTTACTGCCTCTATCAACTACACTGATCGTAAGACTTGCCGCGCCATCTACGGTGTTGTAGGATTGCCGTCTACTCCTACAGTTACAGTTCTGGAGGGTGCAAACCCTTTCGGATGCAACTGTCCAGGTACAGTAACGCCAACTCCGACAGCGTGAAATCTGTAAAGAGCGCAAAGAAACGCAAAAAGCGTTAGTGGTAAGCCCCTTCCGGGGGGTGAACCACTTTCTTTTTTTTACTAACCACTAACTAACAAGCAATATGAATTTCGGAGATCCACTATTACAACAAAGGGACTTTTCTCTCCCGGAACTTGAAAAGGAACAGGAAGTAATGCAGCAGAAGATTGCTGACATGAAGAGGACCTATCAGCAACCATCGCAACCGGTTACTCCGGTCTGGGACGAGATTGATCGTATCACTTCTTCATTGAGTGATAAAGAATTTGATTTTTTGCAAAACAATCAGGAGTTCCAAGAAAGCAGCATCAATATCCAGCAGATACTTCAGCGCGAATATATGCGCATCATGCGTCCGATTGTAGAGAACAATACTAAGGACGGAAAGGATGCTCTTGATAAGCATCTTACACTTCTGAAACGAATTCAGAAAACCGCCAAGGATGAAGCCAACAAGAAGGAGGCGCTAATGAATGAATACATCATGCAGTACTCTCACTTAACCTGGCAGGAATTTATTGATATGAAGAATGGTAAACAGCCGGTTCCCAAAACTCCTAAAAAATAAATAGTATGGAAGCAAAAGAGAAATTATTAGATTTTAAAGATAAAGCTATTAATTCTTTAGAAACATGGGTCGATGGCCGGATTGATGATTTTGTGACACAGAACCCGAATTTGAAAACGGCTTCTATCTACATGAAGCGTGGAGCCAAAAACTATTTGGCACGTGAGCGAGGGAAGATTGAGAATACAATTGATAATGCTGCATTATTTATTTGTGATGAAGAGGGAAATATTGACGCGGACATGCTATTTAAAGACATGATGACCATGTTCCGAGAAATGGAAGAAACCACGTTTGGCAAGGGATTTTTACAGGGAACTATTGGAAAAGGCGTGGTTCGCTTTAAATTACCGAATAATCCGGTTTTCAATCTTATGTTCGGCAATACTGGAGCGATAAAGATAACCGAGGCGGATTTCCTTGAATTGAAAGAACTTTTTAACGCATAATTATTATGGATTACAAGAATATGCTAATCGCCGCAAGAAATGCAGGCGTAGCAACAGAAAAGATAATGTGGCAAAGTGTGGACGGCTTAAACGAAATGCTTTGCAAAATGAAAGAGGAACATCCGGAAATGTTCTGGAAGTTCATGCGTGAACAACATGGTATCATGTATGGAAACCATTATGATGAAGGATTTGCCATGCATGATGTGTCTATGATCCGGTATACAGATAGGGCTGGCAAAAAATGCGAAGGCGGATATTGGACGCTTGAACAGATAGAATCGGTAACCAAAGGCATGACTTTCCCCTCGGGGACAACGAAATGGGACAAGTATGTAGCTTTTAACGGATTTTATGCCGATACATGTACAGTTCTCGATGATGAGTTAATCATTAAGACTGCACATAAATTTTATTTTGCTGATGAGGATGCTCCTCCGGGTAAGATATGGTTGTATATGGAAGCAATGTATGAAGGAAAGTAAGGTTGACATATTGCTGGATCAGGCAGATTTCGCATTCTACTGTGATTTCTGCCTGATATTTAGGATTCTTCAATGGAATGTTTTTTAGAACGTTTTGAGAAGATCCTATATTGGATAATACCTATTGCTGTATTGGCGAAGGGTTTATCCGTGTGCGTATAGCCAATTTTTTATCGATTTCCCTAGCCCACATCGAAGCGTTATAGATAGAGGCTGCATATAATTTTAATTCCTTACTACTTTTAAGAAAATCTACTTTCAATGCCGCTTTTAATGAATCAGCATATAAGTTCTGATCTATTTTTATTTCCATAATATAAATTTTATTTTCAAAAAAATATCCCCAAACATCAAAGACATTTGGGGATGCATATCATTTAAAAAAGTATTCTTCTCTTCATAAATCGTTCAATTCATATTCATACCTTCGGAAGTACCTTCCATCTTTAGTCATAACAGCATAAGTTATAAACGATACGTCCGAGTTGTTTAAAGTCTCTACGGCAATTACTTCTGCCTCTAACAGGTCTCCATTCTTAGTGAACTTGACCTTGTCACCAATATTAAATTTAGTCTCTATTTTCATATTGATTAGTTTTATTAGTTAAACTTCGGTATTGGCATCCACATATCACACACATACCCACCATAGTCGTCAAATTCAAAGTTAGGTAGGGTTGCGACACACGGCAATCCATCAGGAGAGATAAATATGAATCCACTAACAATGGCTTCATTGGATACCATTCGGCAAAGTACAAGTTCACTCTCATCAGGCAATCTGTCTTTTACCAACGTCCACGGGGATTGCTTTTCTTTCCATTCAGCACCAGCTTCGAATGCCTCCCTAAGAATATACATTTCATGTATTTTCCCATCGTAATCCATTCCATAGTGATTTTCTACAGCTTCTATAGCCGCTTGTTCTAATGTCTGTTTCATACTTTTTATGATTAAGCATTAATTAATTCATTGAATATCTTCAGATAGTGTTCCGATTCTGCCGCAATATCCTTTCTTCCCGATTCGTTACAATAATCTTCGACAAAATGGCGGAACGCTTCAGTAGCTTTATGCTTCATCTCTTCCTCACCAAGACAGAAAGCCTTTTCAAAGGTTTCCAGTACAGCTTTTCTTACAACAGAAGTAGCTACACATACACTTTTTTGATGAGCTATTTCGGCTCTTACCTTATAATCGCTATTGCTCCAATGCTCAGAAGCATATTTAGATACATTTTTATTCATTCCTATATTGTTATGAATTACTGTTTAAACTCTGGCAGAATACCGAGGTATAAGTATCGGTTATCGTCAGTCTTGTACACAGTCATGTAAAACAATACATCACCTTCACTTTTAATTGCATCACATCCTTGAACGAAGTCCTTTGAACAATATGCAGGACAAATGATTTCCGCTATATAGTTACATAACCTTTCGTCAATATAGTCACCCGGAGATAAAAATTCATCCAAATCTTTATCTTGCTTAGCCCATGCTTTAAATGTCTTCTTCATTTTTACTTATTAAAGGTTTAATAGCCCGATTCTTTTCAGTCTTTTTCTAAAATTCTTTTCATTCAAAGCTTGTTCATAATAACAGTCTGGTTCTATAACCGTTTCTGACTTGGTTATAGGATTTCCATTTAATCCAAGTGAAACCTTATATACAATAGAGGCTTTCTTTATTTCTCCTGTTTTTCGGTTAAATGAGAATAAAGTATGTCCCGGATTCTTTTTAATTCTATTAATAAGTTTATATTCAGTTTGCTGTTTTTGTAGATATTCAATCTGTTCTTTAGAAAGATTATCTTTTGTTGTAATAGGTATTATATTCATATTTAAATTGTTATTAGTTATGTTCTCTCAGTTTCTTAATTAAAGCATCGGCAAATTCTACAGCATCCTTAGCGTGATCTTCTGGGTTGCCTTCAAAAATCATCTCATTGGAATTACTTAGAAATGCGGATAATACATCTTTCGATATTTCATAGCGTCTCTGTTCCCAATCAATTGCTGAATTTTCAACATTCAAAAAGTCAAGTTCACATTCTCTGAAAACCATATTATCGCATACATATAGATTGTCTCCACTATGTTGTGCGTTGGTATTGCTTTTCGGAATTACATCTATCAATACTCCTGTATCTTTAACTCTTGCTTTCATATCAGTCTCCTTTCTTTTATATTTTATTCGTTAATATCTTATTCCAATTTTTACATATTCATTTTTATTAATCCCGGCACTACCTTTGGGAGAATACACTAATTGGCCTCCATTATCCAATATCTTTTGTACATCTTTCATAGCTTGGTGTGCTTGGGTATAGTCTTTGTATTCTTGGTGGCCTATTGGATATTTACAATATCTTCTGCCACCGTCAGGCATGATGCTGATACCGAATACTGTTTCTTTAGTTTTTCGGTTGAAATTCTGTTGAGTCCTTACTTTCATTTCGATATTGTTATTAGTTAAACTTCGGTATTGGCATCCAATGAGTAATACGAGCCAAAGGAGAGTTTGGCAAGAATATTCGATGATCCGATTCCCATTGACCATTTCCATAATACAATCCAGTAAAGTAGCCTTTATGAGAATCTTTCCATTCTACAGTAAAAAAGACACATGTATTTTCCTCTGGTAACTGCTCTTCTACGCTTATCCACGGGGATTGTTTCTTATGCCATTCAGCACCAGCTTCGAAGGCTGCTCCGAAGGAAGCATATTCATTACGAGAGACATACTTCTCGATGTATTCACGTTTTGCTTTTTCTAATGTCTGTTTCATATCAATTCAGTTTTACGTTAATCGTCTACTGTTTTAAACAAAGTAACTATCTTAATCCATCTTTTACGCTCTCCTAAAGCCTCTGCAGCTTCCTTTTGAGCTTGTTGATAATGACAATGTGATTTATCGAGAATACCGTCAAGCCAATACTTTTTATATTCTTCTGTCCGGTAAGCTAATTTGAAAGTCTCTGTAAACAAAATGTTGTTTATTTCAAATTGAACAAAGAAAGAGTCTTTTTTAAGCATAGATATTCCTTTTTACTTAGTTTTTAATGTTTCACGAATAAACTCTCTCATTTCTCGAATTGTCAGTTTTTTCCAGAATGGGAAAGTTTTTGATCCTATTATATCATTGCTGTGTATCTTTCTAAGCTCAAGAGTTACTTTTTCGGATTCAAAAATTGGGCGCATTGGTCTGAGGACATAGGTATTTTCCCATTTATTAGCCTTGTTCCATTTGTCCCAAAAAGAAAATTGTTCATCATTGTATTTCCATGATGGAAATTTGTCTGACAGTTCTAAAGGTATGTTATAATATCCTACATTTTCCCACCATGACAAGCTTCCATCTTCTATGCTTTTTAGAAGACACTTAGTGTATTTACCAGCTTCCTCTTTAACATCGACAACCCACGATAAATACCATTTAGTAGTTGGCGCTGCCATAAGTTGTACAAGGCTTCCAATCGGAGGTGCCCCCCCTATATTTACAGATTCAAAACCACTACCTTCACTAAAAGGAGGAAAGTATTTGCCATCATACAGGGTATTGGTGCAGAAGGTTATTACATAATTCAGTATCTCCAGTCTTGCCCGGCTGAACGTTTCATGCTTCATATTTTTATTGTTATATGTTAATCTACTATCTTCACATACTCATTTTTGTCGATCCCGGCAGAACCGTCTACTCCATATTCAATTCTTGCGCCAGCAAGAATACGTTTCATTATTTCTACAGATGCGGCATAAGCATCTCCAATCGTTTTATAATTCTGATGCCCGATTGGATATTTACAATACCTGCGTCCTTCGTTAATACGGATGGATATACCGAAAACCTCTTCTCTGGTCTTCCTATTGTAATTCGGTTGCGTTCTGATATCCATACTTTTGTTCTTTATTTATTGTTTTCGATCAATCTTCTTTGCGGTCGTTACATTGTTAACAGGCTCTTCGCGTTGGTAAACATTGTACCCGCCCATGTATCGACTATAATAGAACTTCGGTAGCTTCTTCATTTGTTAGATACTATTTTCTAATTATTCCTTCTCTACTTTATAACCATTGTCAATGAGGAAGTCAATCGCTTCATCTTCTCCCATTTCTTCGATAATGTCAGACGCTCCAACTTGACGGTGTATCTCGTTCAATACATCTTTCCAGCCGTAGTACTCTAATGCGTCTTTTATTTCAATCTCTAATAATGCGTCGTTAGCATCAAATTCTATGCTTATTTTCTTTCCCATAACCGTATCTATGAATAACGTTCTAATAATTTTATTTTCAACTCTTTCGCTTGTTTAAACGTGCCTCTCCACGGGAGGCAACCGTCATACATAGTTGCCCATGGCAAATACCATGCGCGCTTAACTTCCACCTCGTAATAACCGGGCGTTGCCGATACAATTCTTACTTTTACCATAATACCGTTTTCATTAATTGTGTTAATCAATTATTTCAAATGTAACTTTTACTTTTTTACAACGATAGCCTCTCTTATACCATTGCTTCCATGTACGGGAACATCCCTTACACCAATCTTTAATGCAGAAACTTTTGAAATATCTCTGCGTATTTATTGCAATAACGTACATTATATCTTCGCGCATATTGGTTCCTTTCTTTATAGTTTTACGCTATTTGAATATTCCTAATTCTTTCTCTAACCTATTTTCAGCTATACTCACATAATTTGGATTCAATTCAAATCCTATATAATTTCGATTCAGCTTTCTCGCAACGATGGCCGTAGTTCCAGAACCCATAAATGGGTCAAGAACAATTCCACCTTCAGGACATCCGGCTTTGATACAATCCATTATTAGTTTTTCTGGAAAAGTTGCAAAGTGAGCTTCTCTTAAAGGTTGGGTAGCAACAGTCCACACCGAACGCTTATTTCTTGTTAGATAGTCATTACGAATTAGTCCTTGCATCTTTGTGCGTCCGGGAGTATTATTCAGTTTAGTGGCATCCCTGTCTCTAATTACAGTATCAAAGGAGGAAGTAGGTTCGGCAATGGATTCATTATCAAAATAATATTTTTTATTCTTACTCAACAGGAAGATGTATTCATGCGATTTAGTACATCTGTCCTTTACAGATTCGGGCATTACACTGGGTTTGCTCCAAATAATATCTTGACGCAAATACCATCCATCAGAACGCAGAGAAAAAGCAAGCATCCAGGGAATACCTATTAAATCTTTAGATTTGCATCCTGTACATTGCTTTACCAAAGTAGCCTTTCCAAGTGTCCCCCGGTTTGTTCCTTGCTTGTAATTCATGGCATTGTCAGGGTAACCAGCAGCTCCCTTCATAGAACCGGCATAACTATCTCCTATGTTAAGCCATAATGTGCCATCTTTAGTTAAAACCCGGTTTACCTCCCGGAATACATCGACCAACTTCTGAATATATTCTTCCGGGGTTTTCTCAAGTCCGATCTGTGAATCGTTACCATAATCTCTCAATCCATAATAAGGAGGAGATGTTACACAACAATGGATGCTATTGTCTGGAAGGGACTTTAATCCTTGCAAACATTCAGAATTATATATTTGATTTATATTCATTACTTTATAGTTTTACGCTAATTTATTCTCTTTATTCCAAAGATGCTTTTTGTACCATCTTACAGCAGTTGCCCGGTTGTCAGTATAGCACGTAAAGCCGTCTTTCGTAATCCACTTCCCGAAAGTTCCGGCTTTGGGTTGTTCCGTGAACTCTACTTTTTGAGATTTGGGAAGTTTATTTTTCACGGTGTAGCCTCTATTTTTATAATCTTCGATGACCTGTTTTACTTGTTCCGGGTAAAGATTATGATCGGAACTTTCAAATACTTGACCGTCTGTTTCCACCGTTTGAACGTAAAAGTGTTTAGGCTTACCGTTATCGGATGTAGCCAATAAAGTTGCTGTTTTATTGTTTACCATAATGTTCCTTTCTATCTTGTTTTGAGCCTAATTAGGCTACATCGTTAATACTAATTTCTCCTTTCATAACTCGCTCCACCTGCCGATCAAGTATTTCTTGAAACTCTATCTGACAGATAAGAGAGCAATCCGGTATAATTTCTTCCACTGGGTCACCTCTCCACATGAATAACTCGTCAAGGAAGATACGCCCGTCTTTGTCTTTTAGGCACGTCGCACCGACATCACGTTCAATTTGTGCCATTTGAGCAAATACCTCCGGGAAGTCCTTCCGGATTTTGTTCCAGTACCCCATCCCACCTTTCACACAACCGATGCAATTATTATTATTGTATCCCATCTTGTACATAGCGGGGATTTCAATACCTGCCTTCCAAAGCATTCCCATTGCATCCGGCTTTGTGATCTGCTTTTCAATAAGCGGGAATAGTGGCTTTGTGTCCGGGTACTGCTGCTTGAATCTGATAGCTCGATTGATTTCTTTCGGGGCGAAGTCGAACCCCCATACTTGGCCGTCCCAACTTCCAAGTTCCTTTTCCAACTTATACCGGACTTGTTTCTTTAGTTCAAATGTACAGGCGGCGCCAGTTGGACCATTGATGTATCGTTTCTTAGTTAATACATCTTCTACATTGGCATACTTATCACTACGGATGATATAGATAGGCTGCTGGTACCATTTTTCACAATCTGCAAGGAATCGGACATTATCAGGATGCCCGGAGCCTGTTTCAATATAATAGAGCTGCACATCATTGTACAGACTCAATGCTATCTTACAAGCGACTGCGGATGTTACACCGCATGAGAACCACGCTATTATCATTTGATTCCTTTCTATACTGTTATGAATATCTTAATAATAATTTTACTTTCAGTTCTTGCGCTTGCTTTGCAGAACCACGCCAAGGCAGACACCCATCATATACGGTAGCCCATGGCAAATACCATGCTCGTTTTACTTCTACTTCGTAGTATCCGATAGTTGCTTGTACAATTCTTACTTTTATCATTCCTCTAATAAATACTTTATTAAACTATCCTTATCTCTAAAAAGTCTTTTATCCCATTGTGGATAATTGTTTCTGGGGACACTTAATCCGTCAGAAAGCTTATAAACCATCAAAAAACTACTATCCGTATAAGATATTTCAATGGATATTTTGCTGATAGTGGAATGATAAATATTGTCTCCACTTAGATAGCATACACTATCACCTACATTAAACTCTGTATCAATATTCATGTTTGATTAATTTAAATTATTCAATTTCACAGATATAACCATTCTCACGCATATAATCTGAAATATCGTCTTTGGATATGGAATCCAGTAATTTAGTAGAATCTCTTTCATCGACTTCTGCTGTTACTCTGACATATCCATTTCCAGCCATACTTGTCTCTATCTGAACGCTTGTCGCATCCACATCTATTGATATTGTTTTCATATTGTACTTTTTAGAACTATTTATTTCTGATCTGAAGAAATCCACGCTTAGCACATTCCCTGAGAAGCTCCATATCCTCATCCTTGATGTTACAGGGAGTTTCTCCGTTTACTGTGGTGTAATCGGGAATGTTAAACCTGTCTCTGATTTTCTTCTTAATTCTTGAAATGTCTTTGGGATCAAGATGTTTGGTGTCCCAGTAAATAGTAACTTTCATTTTCTTAGACTTTCTCCAATAAATTTGACTCGTGTTGTAATCGCAACCAATCTGTCCATTGTCCGTTCCCCGTACTTTTGAGAGATTTCCTCAAGAGATAAATTAGTAGTCAATATCAAGAGTTTTCCCCGCTTTTCTGCTTCATCAACTATTTCACAAAAAGCAATCCTTCTCTCTCCGAATTTTACGCTCAGATTCTCTGTTCCAATATCGTCGATATAGATGATATGTTTAGCTTTCACGGCATCTATATTAGCATTCATTTGCTGCGCATCGTAACAGGAGACTATCTTTCGGCAGTAATGATTCAGTAGCAAAGGAATAATTTTCCAACAGATAAGGGATTTTCCGCGTCCACAGTTACCATGACAGAGAAGTCCACGCCCATTGTTACCAGAAAGCCATGTGGCTATTTCTTCGTATTCTGGTAACCATTCAGCATTTTCGGTGAAATAATTCAACCCGCGCCAAAGAATATTCTTAGCGTCTGGTATTGCTATATTCACCAGGTTGGGAATAGGGTTAAACCCTGTTTCTCTGAGACTGTCGATTGTTTTCTTGAAGTCTATTTTTTCCATCTTTCCTCCCATTTTCTTTCTTGTGGCGAATTGTATTTATCAGGGGAATTGTCTTTAAGAACCAAGCCAATATCGGTAGATTTAACGCAAACACCGTTCTTATCTCTCTTCCATTGCTCATATTCACGCGGTGTACTATCAAACACGACACCGGCCCATCCTGATTCAATGGCTCTATAAATTTGCTTGATAGCAAATTCCTCATCGTACTTTCCTAATTTGTCTAAGGATAGTTGTAGGGCATGATTTATTTTCTTTTTCCATTTTGGAGTAGCGCATAAATCATTCCATGCTGCCATAAATGCTTCTGAAGTGAAAGGATATACCAAAGGCTTATCTCTGCTACTTGTTAGAGGCGTTCGCCTCTTACTCTTTGGCGGATTTTTAGCTTCAGTTGGAGAATCTTTATTCTCTTCCTCTTTTGCATCTACGTTAGTAGATGTTTTATCTATATCTGATTTATCAGATACATTATCATATAACATTATAGGGGTTTCTTTGGGGTTATTTAGGGGTTTTGTTGGGGTTTCTTTGGGGTTATTTTTTTTAGGTCTTCCACCAAGATGTCCATATTCAGCTCCCTTTTTCCCATTTTCAAACCTTTTTCTATTAGAGTCTATTTGAGGTTTTATTATTTCCAGCATAGCTTTCGTAATCGGCTTTAGATTATCAGTTGTTTCTCCGTATAAGCCATACTCAATTATGGCTGTGAGTACATCTCCCTGAATATCTCTCGGCAAATTCTTGATTGCTTCCAACCAGCTTTCATAAAACACAAAACTTGACCTTTTTTCGTTGCTCATCATACTGGCAGTATTTCAAACTCTATTCTTGGATTTACTTTATCTATAATTTTCTCCACTTCTCGGACATTTCGGGATATGCTCAATATCCTTGATTACCTCTTTTATTCTTTTCATATTAAAATCTCACATTAGTTAATGTTCCTTGCATCAGAAACTTTTTTGTTGGTAATCACGCAGTTGGTACATATCAATCTATAAACTCTGTATTATCATTTACCTGTGCGTCATCACACACCTTAACCGCAACATTTCCATTGGGCTTTAGCCTACATTCTTGAATTTCCCTTGTTTCAATAAGTGTGAAAGAAGCGTGTGTATTGTTAGAGTGCAGGTACTCACCATCCCAAACCCATATTCCACCGTGTATGTCCTTGAATGTACCTATATTGGGATTCAATGTTTGCAGTATCGCTTTGCGACCTACATTGGTCATGGCAACAAATCCGCTATGGGTTGGATTCATTTCTTTTACTTCCTCATATAGAGCGTTGTCAAGTTGCTTTAGCCATAAAAGGAATTTCGGCACTTCCTTGTCTTGGTAATCTTTTATTCTTTCTTCCAACAAAGCATAGGGAGTAAAATTGATTATTTTCTTGGATATAAACTCTGCATTGAAATGCTCTCGTTTAATAATCGGTTTTTCATTTGTAAAATAACCACCTCCAGCTACAAACTCTATATCTTTATTTAATCCCAAGTATGAAATTGGGATATAGACTAAATCCATAAAGTATTCCAACTTTTTGGGCTGTGTCAATTTTGACCGATATACATCTTTATGTTTCTCTTTAAATTCGTTTATCCATGAGTGAAATTTACTTGCCATTCTTGAATACCCAACAACCCGACCTCTGCTTCCATGAGGGCAATAATTATCAAAAGCGACACAATTACCTTTTGCGTACAACTCGCATTTTTCGGGACATTCGCAATAGATAATATGACCGATTGCTTTTTCTGATTTCTTTTGCTTGAATAGCGCATCTGCTGGATTCCATACCCATGCGTCAATTTCTTTCTTCATAATCCTTTCTCCTTCCTAAGTTTCTTATTCAGTGCCTTGTAATACTTGATTAGCTGCTCGTACTCGAAATCAGACATCTTAGAAGTACCGGCAGCTTTCACTTTTAGTAAATCAAATTTCTGTTGTCCGATTTTAGCTATCAAATTCTTTTCGTAATTAATCAAATGGTCTGCGCTAAACCGATTGCACGCTCGGCATTCGGCATGAGCGTTATCTTCGTCAAACCTTGTAGAGAGGTGGCGGCGTGAATGAAAATGACCGCAGTCTGCCTGCTCGAAAGGCTTTATCTGCCCACATGAGATACAACGGAAATATCCGTTTGGCATACAATCACGAAGCCGGATAAAAAGGGAAAACTCCTTGTCGAGTTTAGCTTTCAAATCCGGCTTCTTCTTTACTGTTACCCCAGCCTTATCAAACAAGGGTAAAGGCTTGTCTTTCTTCTTAGCCTTGGTTCTTTTAATGTAATATGGCATCTCATTCGTTTTTTAATTCAACTCCCAAGCATAACACCTTGTCAGACACACCTATATCGTCAAATTCTAGTTCTGGATATTGAGTTTCGTATGGATAAGGATATATTCGACCATACTTGTTATGCAACTCTTTTATTTCATCATCCGATAATTTGCGCCTGATTCTCATTTCTATTTCGTAATCGTCAGAAAGATTTTCAATAACCTTTCTAAGCTGGCCTACTGTTTTGATTTTATCTATTGCCATAATCTTTTTAATTAAAAGCCCCGAAGCGTATTCTCCGGGGCGAAACCATTATTTATTATCCCATGCCATTTATATGTGGCTCACATTATTCCATCGGGAACACTATCTGTATGCGCATTACAGAAATATCCATTTGCAACTGAATACTTTCATGTTCCCTTTCCAACACAAGTTTGTGCGGCAGTTTGGGAGTCGAACCCAAGCAATTACAACTTGTAATACCTAAAGCACTTCGTACGCTTTCTTTAGGCTCTCTTTACCACTGAGAATACCTCCGCCATGTTTGCCCGTCTTTCCGAGCTGTCAACATCATGAACCGCCATGTAACACAGTCAACTTCCACATGATTTTGTGGTAATCCACCTCGATTGATACCCTTTGGACTTATATGGGTTTCTACCATACTCTCTCAATCTACTACTTTCTTTCATATATCGGTCGCTCCCATAACGATCTCAAATTTCCGAAAGTGGTGCGTTCATTGATACAAGATTGCTCCTATACAGAATTTCACTACGTCTGTATAGGAATAACTCAATCCAAATAAGCCATAGAAAACTCTTTCGAAATAAACCGCCCAACTAGAATCGGTTTGGCTGATTCAATAGCCGTGTGAATTTCTCTTTTATTGAACTCATGCCCCTTTTCTTTGGCTTGCTTCTCGCATTCCTCCTCTTTATTTTTGAGGTAGTGAGTGATAAGCATCATCGCCCTATCAACGTTGAAGGTGTTCACGACAAAAGTCTGAACCCTTTCGTCTTCATTCTCCCCGTCCGTGAAGGTGATTTTCGTCTCAATCTGGTAGAATTTCTTTTCATTCAGTTTAGATTCTTCGTTACTATCTTCAGTCTCATCGTCCATCTTGTCAACGTATTCTGCCATCGTGATTTCATTTTTGAGATAGGCAAGCGAAGCATCGTCTACCTTGCGTTCTTTCAAGTTGTCGGTAAGAATCACGCAGGAATCGAATTCCTTTGCCATCGTCAGGGTGAACCCGAACTGGTAATTGAGTTCGATGTAGTCTTTCAAAATAAGGCAAGCATTCTCCAGCCCAGTGGCATACAACAAGAACTTATACTTCTTGTCGCTTATCTGTGCTTGTGCGATATAGGGATATAAGAACTTGTTCTCGTTCTCAAATGCCAAGCGTTTTTGGCTGCTGACTTCCACTTCCTTGATACCATCAGCTTCCATACTGAAACGGATTTTTGCTAATAGGTCTTGGTCTATCAGCGTGCCACGTTCAAAGAGGACTTCATGCCGTTCAATGTTTACTGTTTCACCGGTATCTTCATCAATGAAAGATTCCTCCCATGTTTTTAGGACACGTTTTGCAAGGTACATGTTAAGCATCTTCTTCGGGCAGACGTCACATACCGGATTTCTGTTTTTCTTGTTTCTATCATAATTTAATTGATTAATAATTTGTCTTTTAATTTTCTTGTTCAGCTTCCCGACAAAACGTCCATGCTTCTCCGTCGTTCCATCGGGAAGACATTCCTTGTATGAATAAAGTAGTTTTTGCAGGAGAAGCACTTCTTGTTTTGTTAGAGTAAGTTTCATTTTTTAAATATAAGGTTTGTTACGTTCAATATCTATCTCCATCAACTGAATCAGACGCTCTTCTTCTGGAGAAGGAATATATATACCTTGGGCACTTGAGAAATTCCGAAATCTTTCGATTGTAAGGCTCATCTCCGCACTGTCAAGGTCAGCCGAACTTCGCAGGTACTTTATTTTGCCAAGGAACTTATCTTCCCTCTCACGGATGAAAGTGTCTTTGTTGCACAAAATCTTATAATAGTTTCGCTTTACATACTCCATCGTTTCACCGATTTGGCAACCGAAATAAGCAAGGCATATATGAAGATACCTGTTCTGACTCAATGACCTTTGCGGCTTCTTCTCGGTCAGTTCAAATATCTTCTTTTCCTTTATCAGTTTCTCCAGCTTCGCTCTTGCCTGCTGGGCATGGAAAGGATTGGAACCATCGTATTTCATCAGAAGGGGAGATCGTCTTTGGTATTACCATTCGCATCAACAGGAGGCGGAAAGTTCTGCGGTTGCTGATAAGTCGGCTGTGGTACCGGCTGTTGTACTGGTACACTCTGAGGGGATTGAGATACACCTCCACGCGCTTCTATTTTGAAACACCGAATAGACGCCATACGTTTTAGTTCTCCATCTTGATTCGTCCATGAACGCCCCTGTAAGGCAAATGATACAGTAACAACATCATCATTTTTATAACGATCAAGTTCTGCACATTTATCACCCGAGAACTCTAAGGGAATAACATTTTCATACTCGCTACGCTCACCCGTATAAGGGTCATAAGTGGTAGCATCTAAAATAAATTCCCGTTTAGTAAATGGGGAACCACCACTTTTAGATGGAATTTGAACGGTTTGCCCGATTTCTATTATTCGTCCGGTTATTTGATTTGCCATAATTAATCCTCTATTTTTTCTTTTAATAAATACTTGGTTAAGTTTCTATATTCTGCCCACTCTAAAAAAGAATGTAGCAGATTCATATTATCCTGTTCCATACCATCATAACGATAGCACGTAATAGCAGGCTCATACCTTCTCAGTGTCAGTCCCCTGACATCGTATCCATGCTTATCTTTATCATATCCATCAAAGAGAAATAAGTCAAAATGAAACACATCTACATTGAATAGCTGGAGATAGAATTTCCATTGACAGGAATTGATGTAATCGGCATCGGTAGGATAAGAATATTTAGTTTTAATGTCCCTAATTTCTATTCCGTCTATCATGTCGGCACATCCGGTTACTACAGCACCTCCAAAGTCTTTGTAAAGCCGTATCTCGTGAAAAGCGTCTGGATGCTCATTTCGGTATTCAAGGGCAACTTTGCATTGTGTAACATCCATAAGTACCTTGTATCCGTCAACGTCAAATGATCTTCCACATGGAACAGGTTCTTTCTGTTCTTTGTTGTAATATAGAAATGTGCGCTCTCCGGAGGGAACTTTCTCGCATTGCGGAGTGCCTTCCTCTATAATGCGGTGGAAAGCAGTCCCTATGCGAGTATATTCATTCCCTTTAAATTCTCCGACAATAGAATCAATAACAGATTGTTCTGTTATCTCATAGTTGGCATAATCACTTTGTTCTATGTACTTTCGGAATGCTTCTAAAGTTGTTACGCGAATTAACGGATTCATCCTTTTACAAAGAGTTTTTTGTCCTTATCAAAAGTATATCCCTTTGCTGCAAGATTCTTCTGCATTTCGGAAAAGAATGGCACTTGCATAATCTTAGGAAGTAGCTTTGTTGCTTCCATTAAAGCAAGAATATCTTCATCAGTCATTGCTGCTGAAAGCTGTTCACGTATTGAAGCAAGTTGCTCATTAGCTTTTGCTTGTGCTTCTCCTTTACCAAGAATAGCTGTTTTTACTTTTAATATAATGTCAGACATACATGTGTCAAATTCGGTAGTGCCATAATCAGGAATTACGACTGTTTCAAGACCGGCAACATTCTTACCTACAAAATTGTCTAACGGTGCAAATGATATGCAACGTTTCCCGTTCTGTATGAAGACATATCCAACTTGGTCTGCTATTCTTACAAGCAAGTCCTTGGACTGTCCAGTGCAGTCTGGAGAGTGTTTTATCACATCACCGTCTGCCGTTTCTTTGTCGTGGCAGATAAAAACAATGTCCGAACCATTAGAGCGAAGAAAGTTAACAAACTCTTTAAAGTCTTCTCCCATCTGACCAAACCGTTTAAGAGCATTCGTTTTTAATTTATAGTTGTTCTCAATAGCATATTGGCTCAAATAATCGTCTATCATCGATTTGGCCGTATCTACAACAATAGTCTTATATTCTTTCATTGCTTCACGTTCGCTATCTATATCTTTCCAGCACTTAGCCATAATAGTATCACAACGTTGCACTGCGCGGTCGGCTCCACGGTCACAATCTATCAATAAAGGATTTAATGCAGTTGTAGCTACACTTGTTTTTCCACTTCCTGGAACTCCATATAATACAATGATAACTGGACGTTCTGGTAGAACATCATTCTTTTTTACGATCGGCATAATTAAAAAGTTTTATTTGTTAAAGATTGAGTGGGAGATACGGGATTTGAACGCCGTGACCTGTGCAATGTAAACAAATGGCAAACTACTGAAAATATTGATTGCACCGCTCTGCCTTACTGAGCTAATCTCCCGGGTGTACCGCCCGTCTTCACAGATTGGACGGTACGAATAATACTAATACATATCTGATTCTAAGTGTAATCATTCATTGTAGGTGACGTATATCCCCAGGCATGAAAGTAATGCCATAAGGAAGAACATGAATGCCGGAAATACTTGCCCAACATTGGTTATCGTTACTGACCTCACCAGTAATACAACTATATACAATAGACAGAAGGTAAAGAATACCGTCCAACAATTTATCTTTCTCATACAAATGTTATCTCGTCTCTATAAACTTCGATAAAGTCATGTTTACCAAACTCTATCGTAACTCTATCACCGTTAATGCTGTATATTTTCCCGATCTTGTTTTCCCAACCGGGAGCTTTATATTTTACTAATGTTCCTTTTTTCATTATTTTATTGTTATACGTTAATTAGTTTTTAATTGATATACTAAAAAGAGTCCGACCTATTTTCACAAACCGGACGGACAAAAACCTAAAATTATTATTCAAACATCAAGTGTTCCCGTGGGCGTTCCGGTGATTGCCTTACTATTTACACTAAGGGTAGGTAAGCCACGGGATAATTTTATTTCTTCTTCTTTGTTTTGCTTATTATATCAAACCTTACCACACCGGGAATAGAACCTTCGGAGTAAGAAAAATAATAAGATCCTCTGCTTGCTCTAATCATTGGGTCGTCACAGCTATCAAACTTTATTGTTTTTGAATATCCATCAACGTAATGGATATTGACGCTATATTCATATACGGGCGTTTTTAGACGAGAACATACTCCTGCTCCCATAAGAAGTATTCCGATTATTGATGCTGTAATAAGAACATTTCTTATTACACCGGCTGTTCTGTCTCCATAACTTGCATTCATATCGAAAAGCAATGCACCAAAAACACATCCAATAAAAAGAAAGCCACCACAAATTACAAATTCCATAATATATATTTTTACAATTTGGCTCCCCTCAACGCAACAATACGTGTTTAGCCTTTCAGCATGCCCGAATTTGACGGGAGGGGAGATATTTCAAAATGAATTTCTTCATTAGTCATTGTACCTCTATGCGTTGGTGGTGCCCCATTCCGACCTATTACTTACCCGTTACAAGGACTTCGGTACATAGAGTGTGTTCATTAACTTAATCACGCTGCTGCCTTATGCTAACATTCACCTCTCAATGAATGGTTATCGCAATCGGTTGCTTATACGCTATACTCCGCATCGGCTATGTGTGCTCTACGCACCGCTTATCTGCGCAGCCATGTTTTCCCGTTTGGGCAGATTACCCCGGTGTCTTGCTGAAGACAAGGACATTTTTGAGTGTTTCCCTTCACATCCCGAATACTATCATCGGTTTAGTTTGTTCCCTCCCGATTCTCGCCATCGGCTGCCGTTCAATCCGTCAAAGGGATGTTGTGATATAATCGTGTGATTAATTCTCGTATAAGAAAGCCTCGCCTTTCTTTCTGAATAACCTATACCCAGCGTACAGGCTTACTAATACTGTTACTATCTCTATCATAATCGTATGAGGTTAATTGTTATCTCCAACTACTATCGTAGCATATCAATTCGGGATTCAAGTCTATCAAAGCCTGTCTAAAATTGTTGGCAGGCTTCGGATAGTCGGTATAAACAGGATTTGTCTGCGCCTTATAATCGTCCATTTTCAGACTTGCATCCACCCAAGCATCTTTCAAAGCCGTAGCAAAAGAATACCACTTGAAAGCCTTGTTCTGCTTCATGTAAACCCAAGCTCTCTGCATGATGGCTTTCATATTATATTTGCCATCTTTTATTAATTGGTAATCTCTCTTTTTCATAATTAGGATTCAAAAACTCTATATCTTGGAAGACCGGATTAGATCATCTATGTTTTGGCGGTCATAGATATAAGCTTTGTTTGATAGCCTATATATGTTGACTTTGGGATTTGTATTGATGTTTTCCAATACATATCGTTCTGACACTCCTAAGTATGCGGCAAGTTCTGTTTTACTGAGCCATACTTTTTCAAGGGGTGTTACTCTTCCTAAATTCTTTGTACGTGACATGGTTATTTAATTATTGTATTATTATTGAAAAAAAATCACAAACAACCTTATTTCGCTTGGTAATGAATAGATCATAGCTATTACTAATTATAATGTTATTGGGTTCTTGTTACTGAAACTCCTTCCGGACACACACGTGTATAGAATGTATATCCGTGTTTTGCCAGTCTACTGGCAGTAGAACGGACAATATTCTCTTTTATATCTCTACTTCTTATGACTCTGGTTTCACCAACAGATATGCTCTTTAAAGTAGCTGCCGGTGAGATTATCTTTACTGCTATTGTTTGTTTACTTTCCATATAGTATTTGTTTAATAATTAATCAATCTCCCACAAAACAAGAACCGAAACGTCCTCTGTTGTTATTTGTATAGTAAGCGGATATTGGAGCATTAAAGCTGTCGTATGAACTTCTTTTAGCTGGCTTATATTCTCCAAGTTGACTGTTTATCTGATTAAGGTATTTTTTATCAGCTTCTGCCTTATAGTCGGTAGAAACACCTTCTTTTTTCTCCTTTACCCACATTGAAAACTTTGCCATCTTCCAAGACTTTTTCAAGCACTCAGACCAAGTGTATTTACCTGTCTTACAGAAGTTATGAGCTTTTTTCATTATGTCTGATAAATCGTACTTCATATTTGCTTTCTTTATTTATTTAATTATCTTTGTATTTACTTTAAAAAAGTAACGTTGTTGATTAACAACAGTGCAAAGATACAGTAAAATACTGTATCAACAAGAAGAATACAGTAAAATACTGTATGTTATAAAACATGTTTTATATGATTGATTGATTATTAAATAGATATGACTGAGTTTAGAACAAAACCCCAAAAGAAAGAGGAGTATTCTATGTTCATTACATCAGAAGATAAGGATGCTGTGATTGATTTGATGCTTGATAGAAAAGACGAAGAAGAAATAGTTCGTTTGGATTACAAAGATGTGTCTTGCTTATTAAATATAAGTAAAGGGCAATATAAAAATATTATAGAAGAATTTAAGAACGATGGTATGATCGAACAATGCGGGTATGGAGATAAGTATAAACTCTTATATGGCATACACAAGAAAAAAGAATATGGCGGATATTGTATGGAGAGGGATGCTTATATGGTAGGTCTTAACAACCTGCAATTACAGTTAGAGAAAGTACAGAAAGAGCTATCTCCAACCGTAATTGAAAAAATAAACAACGTAGTCGCCAATATGAAAGATGTATCTGAAATGATAATCGGAATAAAAACAATATCCGAAATTATTTCTCATCATATTCTTCCATAAACAAGTATGAAAGAATTGAAGCAGATCGAAGAATGATGGCAGAGATATTTAACTCGTCAGACATTTTTTTACTAAAATCTGAATTTACGCAATTAATATCACCATTTATGAAAGCTCCTGCAATATATTTTAAAGAACTTATAATTTCTTCCATGTTATACGGGAAATTATTGGGAACTATAAAAGAGCTGGTTTCAAAGCAATCAGGATGTAATGATTTAACTTTTTCTGCTTCCTTTCTTAAAAGAATACCCCTCAAATTGTACTTATCATACAATATGTCACAGATGGATTTTTGTATTTCATATTTAAGCGCTTCTTTACCATTCATTGGACTATTCGGCTCTGTTGAATGCGTTTTTAATAATGATTCGTAGACTTCATCAATTAATTCTTTAACATTAATGGTTTCTCTTAATTTTTTCATAATTCGTTCTTTGATTTATTGTACAATCGGTTAATTAATAATTATAATCTTATAGATATTGTTATTTAATTAA